GGGAGACCAGGGTGAGCCGGAAACTGGTAAAGGAACGGTCCAGACTGAAACGGGCGACGGTCAGAAATCCGAATGCCAGAATTATCGTTAACCGCGGTGATCTCCCTGCTATTAAGCTGGGGATCAGGATGCTTGGTCATCGTCCGAACAGCATACTTAAAGCCGGTCAGCATCGTTATCAGCGGGCATTCATCCAGCGATTAAATAATGGGCGCTGGCATGTTATGCAACGTTTGCCAGAAGCCCGGTATGCGAAGGGCAATGACGATAAAGGAAGGAAAAAGCGTAATCGTCTTCCCATTCAGGTGGTTAAAATTCCGATGGCGGCCCCACTGAAGCAGGCTTTTGATGAGAACGTTAACCGTATCCGGCGAGAACGTCTGCCAAAAGAACTGGGCTATGCGTTGAAACAACAACTAAGGATTGTGATAAAGCGATGAAACATACTGATATCCGTGCTGCAGTGCTGGATGCACTCGAGCAGCATGAACACGGGGCGACGCTGTTTGATGGTCGCCCCGCTGTTTTTGATGAGGCGGATTTTCCGGCAATTGCTGTTTATCTCACCGGCGCTGAATACACGGGCGAAGCGCTGGACAGCGATACCTGGCAGGCGGAGCTGCATATTGAAGTTTTCCTGCCTGCTCAGGTGCCGGATTCAGAGCTGGATTCGTGGATGGAAAGCCGGATTTATCCGGCGATGAGTGCGATCCCGGCACTGTCAGGCCTGATTACCACGATGGTTACGCAGGGCTATGAGTATCGTCGTGATGACGATATGGCGTTATGGAGTTCTGCTGATTTGACTTATTCCATTACATACGAGATGTGAGGACGATATGCCAACACCAAATCCTCTGGCACCGGTAAAAGGTGCCGGTACCACCCTGTGGGTTTATAACGGTCAGGGTGATGCCTATGCAAACCCGTTGTCAGACGATAACTGGCAGCGACTGGCACAGGTAAAGGATCTGACGCCGGGCGAGATGACGGCAGAACCCTACGATGATAACTACCTGGATGATGAAGACGCGGACTGGACTGCGACCGGGCAGGGGCAGAAGTCTGCAGGAGATACCAGTTTTACGCTGGCCTGGAAACCGGGAGAAGAAGGTCAGAAAGGGCTTATAGGCTGGTTTGAAAGCGGGGATGTGCGGGCCTATAAAATCCGTTTCCCGAACGGCACGGTGGATGTGTTCCGTGGCTGGGTCAGCAGTATCGGTAAGGCCGTAACGGCGAAGGAAGTGATCACCCGTACGGTGAAAGTGACCAACGTGGGCAAACCTTCTGTGGCGGAAGAACGCAGCGAAATTACGCCGGTCACTGCGATTAAGGTGACGCCGACATCTGGTACGGTGGCAAAAGGGAAAACAACCACCCTGACGGTTTCTTTTGAGCCGGAAAGTGCAACCGACAAAACGTTCAGAGCGGTTTCCGCCGATCCGTCAACGGGAACCATTGCTGTGAAAGATATGGCGATCACTGTGACGGGGGTTAAGGCTGGAAAAGTGAGTATCCCCGTGATTTCCGGTAATGGTCAGTTTGCCACGGTAGCTGAAGTCACCGTTACTGAAGCGGGCGCTGCAGGGTAAACGGAGGTCATACATGTTTCTGAAAACCGAACAATTTGAATATAACGGTGTGTCCGTCACGCTTTCCGAGCTGTCTGCGCTGCAGCGTATCGAGCATCTTGCCCTGCTGAAACGACGGGCAGAACAGGCTGAAGCCAGCGGTAACCTGCAGGTGAGCGTGGAAGACCTTGTCAGAACCGGCGCGTTTCTGGTGGCGATGTCCCTGTGGCATAACCATCCACAGAAAACGGAGTCACCATCAATGAATGAGGCTGTGATGCAGATCGAACAGGAGGTGCTCACCACCTGGCCTGCTGATGCCATTGCCCGGGCGGAAGACGTGGTGTTGCGTCTGTCCGGGATGAGCGGGGCTGTTCATGTGGATACGGATATCACCGAAGTGGCGAAAAATAACGCGCTTACTGATGATGATTTTTCTGCGGGAAAGTCTTCGACGGCGAGCTGAATTTTGCCCTCAGACTGGCGCGAGAGATGGGGAGGCCTGACTGGCGCGCCATGCTTGCCGGGATGACATCCACCGAATATGCCGACTGGCGACATTTTTACCGCACGCATTATTTTCAGGATACCCAACTGGATATGCATTTTTCCGGGCTGATGTACGCTGTACTCAGCCTGTTTTTTTGCGATCCGGATATGCATCCCTCTGATTTCAGTCTGCTTGTCCCCCGGCATGAGGAAGAGCAGGTGGAGAGGCTGGATGAGGACAAAATGCTGATGCAGAAAGCGGCAGGACTTGCCGGAGGCGTCCGGTTCGGTGGGGACGGAGGGGGCGATATTTTATCGTCTGCGGATGTGGCGGATGTCATGGTGGATGATGCCGCATTAATGATGGCTTCAGCGGGGATTTCCGGAGGTGTGAGATATGTCCCAGCCGGTTGGTGATCTTGTTATTGACCTGAGTCTGGATGCGGTCCGTTTCGATGAGCAGATGAGCCGGGTAAGGCGTCATTTTTCAGGACTGGATACTGACGCCAGAAAAACCGCCACTGCTGTTGAACAGGGCCTGAGCCGTCAGGCGCTGGCTGCGCAAAAAGCCGGGATTTCCGTCGGACAGTATAAAGCGGCCATGCGCACCCTGCCCGCACAGTTTACGGATATCGCCACGCAGCTTGCCGGTGGTCAGAATCCCTGGCTGATCCTGCTGCAACAGGGCGGTCAGGTGAAGGACTCCTTCGGCGGGATGATCCCCATGTTCAGGGGGCTTGCCGGTGCGATCACCCTGCCGATGGTCGGGGTCACCTCGCTGGCGGTGGCGACAGGTGCGCTGGCGTACGCCTGGTACCAGGGGGATTCCACGCTTTCAGCGTTTAATAAAACCCTGGTTCTTTCCGGTAATCAGTCCGGACTGACTGCCGATCGCATGCTGACGCTCTCCAGAGCCGGACAGGCCGCAGGGCTGACGTTTAACCAGGCGAGTGAGTCACTGGCAGCCCTGGTGAATGCCGGTGTGCGTGGTGGTGAACAGTTTGATGCCATCAACCAGAGTGTCGCGCGTTTTGCTTCTGCATCCGGTGTGGAGGTGGACAAGGTTGCAGAGGCTTTTGGAAAACTGACCACCGACCCGACGTCGGGACTGATGGCGATGGCGCGCCAGTTCCGTAACGTGACGGCAGAGCAGATTGCGTATGTTGCGCAGCTGCAGCGTTCCGGTGATGAGGCCGGGGCCTTACAGGCGGCGAACGATATCGCCACGAAAGGCTTTGATGAGCAGACCCGTCGCCTGAAAGAAAACATGGGGACACTGGAGACCTGGGCGGATAAAACCGGGAAGGCATTCAAATCGATGTGGGATGCCATTCTGGATATCGGTCGTCCTGAGTCCTCAGCGGATATGCTCGCCAGTGCGCAGAAGGCATTTGATGAGGCGGATAAAAAATGGCAGTGGTACCAGAGCCGGAGCCAGCGCCGCGGTAAAACCTCCTCTTTCCGGGCCAACCTTCAGGGCGCATGGAATGACCGGGAAAATGCCCGTCTGGGGCTGGCAGCGGCCACGCTGCAGTCGGATATGGAAAAAGCCGGTGAACTGGCCGCCAGGGACCGGGCCGAACGGGACGCATCACAGCTGAAGTATACCGGAGAGGCGCAGAAGGCGTATGAGCGTCTGCTGACGCCGCTGGAGAAATATACCGCCCGTCAGGAAGAACTGAATAAGGCCCTGAAAGACGGGAAAATCCTGCAGGCGGATTACAACACGCTGATGGCGGCGGCGAAAAAGGATTATGAATCGACGCTGAAAAAGCCGAAGTCGTCAGGAGTCAAAGTGTCAGCCGGTGAGCGTCAGGAAGACCAGGCGCATGCTGCCCTGCTGGCGCTTGAAACCGAGCTCCGGACGCTGGAAAAACACAGCGGTGCGAATGAGAAAATCAGCCAGCAGCGTCGCGATTTATGGAAAGCGGAAAATCAGTATGCGGTCCTGAAAGAGGCAGCCACGAAACGGCAGTTATCTGAGCAGGAAAAATCCCTGCTGACCCATGAGAAAGAGACGCTGGAGTACAAACGCCAGCTGGCTGAGCTGGGAGACAAAGTTGAACACCAGAAACGGCTGAATGAGCTGGCACAGCAGGCTGCGCGGTTTGAACAGCAGCAGAGTGCGAAGCAGGCTGCAATCAGCGCAAAAGCCCGGGGGCTGACGGACCGTCAGGCACAGCGGGAGTCGGAATCGCAGCGCCTTCGTGACGTGTACGGTGATAATCCGGATGCGCTGGCGAAGGCCACATCTGCACTGAAGAACACCTGGTCTGCGGAGGAGCAGCTTCGTGGAAGCTGGATGGCCGGTCTGAAGTCCGGCTGGGGCGAGTGGGCAGAAAGTGCGACGGACAGTTTTTCGCAGGTTAAAAGCGTGGCCACGCAGACCTTTGACGGTATTGCACAGAATATGGCAGCGATGCTGACCGGCAGCGAACAGAGCTGGCGTGGTTTCACCCGTTCTGTGCTCTCCATGCTGACAGAGATTTTTCTGAAGCAGGCCATGGTGGGGATTGTCGGGAGTATTGGCAGCGCCATGGGTGGTGCTTTCGGTGGTGGGGCGTCTGCCTCCACGGGGACGGCCATTCAGGCTGCGGCGGCGAACTTCCATTTCGCGACCGGAGGATTTACGGGAACCGGTGGCAAATACGAACCTGCCGGTATTGTCCACCGCGGGGAGTTTGTCTTCACGAAGGAGGCAACCAGCCGGATTGGCGTCGGCAACCTGTATCGTCTGATGCGCGGGTATGCGGAAGGTGGTTATGTGGGCGGTGCCGGAAGTCCGGCGCAGATGCGGCGGGCGGAAGGCATTAGTTTTAATCAGAACAATCACGTGGTGATTCAGAACGACGGCACCAACGGACAGGCGGGGCCGCAGCTGATGAAGGCGGTGTATGACATGGCCCGCAAGGGGGCGCAGGATGAGATTCAGGCGCAGATGCGTGATGGCGGCGTCTTTTCCGGAGGCAGGCGATGAAAACATTTCGCTGGAAAGTGAAGCCGGATATGGAGGTGAACTCGCAGCCATCGGTGCGTGAAGTGCGTTTTGGTGACGGGTATTCGCAGCGTATGGCTGCGGGGCTGAATGCTGACCTGAAAACATACCGTGTGACGCTTTCCGTGACCCGGGAGGAGGCCCGACATCTGGAGGCATTCCTGGCAGAGCACGGTGGCTGGAAGGCGTTTCTGTGGACACCGCCTTATGCCTGGCGGCAGATAAAGGTGACCTGTGCCGCCTGGTCATCACGGGTTCGCATGCTGCGGGTTGAATTCAGCGCGGAGTTTAAGCAGGTGGTGAACTGATGCAGGATATTCACGAAGAAAGTCTGAACGAGTCGGTTAAATCAGAGCAGTCACCGCGGGTGGTACTCTGGGAAATCGACCTGACGGTACAGGGTGGTGAGCGGTATTTTTTCTGCAATGAGCTGAATGAAAAAGGGGAGGCGGTTACCTGGCAGGGGCGGCAATATCAGGCATACCCGATTGACGGCAGTGGCTTTGAGATGAACGGAAAGGGCAGCAGTGCCCGCCCGTCGCTGACGGTGTCCAATCTGTTCGGTCTTGTCACCGGGATGGCGGAGGATTTGCAGAGCCTGGTGGGTGCCACGGTGGTCCGCCGCCGGGTGTATGCGCGTTTTCTGGATGCGGTGAATTTTGTGGCGGGCAATCCGGAAGCGGACCCGGAGCAGGAGCTGAGCGACCGCTGGGTGGTGGAGCAGATGTCAGAGCTGACGGCCATGACAGCCTCGTTTGTGCTGGCAACACCGACGGAGACGGACGGAGCGCTGTTTCCCGGTCGCATCATGCTGGCGAACACCTGTATGTGGGATTACCGGGGAGATGAATGCGGGTATAACGGTCCTGCGGTGGCGGATGAGTTCGATAAACCCACCACCGATATCCGTAAGGACAGATGCAGCAAGTGCATGCGCGGGTGTGAGATGCGCGGCATGGTGGCTAATTTTGGCGGTTTCCTTTCCATTAACAAACTTTCGCAGTAAATCCAATGACACAGACAGAATCAGCGATTCTGGCGCATGCCCGGCGGTGTGTGCCTGCGGAGTCGTGCGGCTTCGTGGTGAGAACGCCGGAGGGGGAGCGGTATATCCCTTGTGTGAATATCTCTGCAGAGCCGGAGGCGTATTTTCGTATTGCACCGGAAGACTGGCTGCGGGCAGAGATGCAGGGGGAGATTGTGGCACTGGTCCACAGTCATCCCGGTGGTCTGCCCTGGCTGAGCGAGGCCGACCGGCGGCTGCAGATAAAAAGTGCACTGTCCTGGTGGCTGGTCTGCCGGGGGGAAATTCATAAATTCCGCTGTGTGCCACATCTGACAGGACGGCGCTTTGAGCACGGGGTGACGGACTGTTACACGCTGTTCCGGGATGCCTACCATCTGGCGGGAATTGATATGCCGGATTTTGAGCGTGAGGATGACTGGTGGCGCAACGGTCAGAACCTGTACCTGGACAATATGGAGGCGACTGGTTTTTACAGGATTTCCCTGCCTTCCGCACAGCCTGGCGATATCCTGCTGTGCTGCTTTGGCGCATCGGTGGCCAATCATGCCGCCATATACTGCGGCAACGGTGAGCTGCTTCACCATCTGCCTGAACAACTGAGTAAACGGGAGAGGTATTCCGAAAAATGGCAACGACGAACGCATTCAGCCTGGCGTCACCGCCACTGGCACGTATCTGCCTTCACGGGGATTTACAACGATTTGGCCGCCGCCTCAGCCTGTATGTGAACACGGCAGCGGAAGCCATCCGTGCCCTGTCGATGCAGATGCCGGGATTCCGCCGTCAGATGAACGAAGGCTGGTACCAGATACGTATTCGCGGTGAGGACACGGCACCGGAGGCGGTGTACGCCCGTCTTCACGAACAACTGGGTGAGGGAACGATCATCCACATTGTGCCGCGACTGGCCGGGGCCGGAAAGGGTGGACTGCAGATTGTGCTGGGGGCGGCAGCCATCGTGGGCTCTTTCTTCACTGCCGGGGCATCAATGGCGTTATGGGGTTCAGCCCTGGCAGCCGGTGGTTTTTCTGCCACCACGATGCTGTTTTCTCTGGGGGCCAGCATGATTCTGGGTGGTGTGGCTCAGATGCTGGCCCCGAAGGCTAAAGTACCGGAGTACAAAAGCACGGATAACGGCAGACAGAACACGTATTTTTCGTCACTGGACAACATGATTGCCCAGGGTAACCCGATGCCGGTGCCTTACGGGGAAATGCTGGTTGGCTCCCGCCGTATATCCCAGGACATCAGTACCCGTGATGAAGGCGGGGGCGGAAAGGTCGTGGTTATCGGGCGGCAGGCATAAAAGCGAAAAAATCCCGCAGTGCTCACGGACAGGAACTGCGGGAGCGTTACGAAGATTGAGTGTAAGGAATTATTCTTATGTCACGACAAAAACATTAACTCAGAGAGGGAGGATGTGCCGTTCTTTTCAGGGAGAAAGGATTTATCGTCCTGAGGAATAAAGGTAAGGGGCCCGCCCCTTACCTGACTGATTATTGAATGATGCCGCAGGCCATTCTCGCACCACCACCGCCCAGGGGCTCCGGATGGTCATGATGGTTATCACCGCCAGCATGAAGCATGAGAGAACGCCCTTTAATCTCTTTTAATGAGTTCAGTCTCGGGGCCAGGACCGGGTAGTTCGCTTTTCCGTCATGCGTCACGAACAGCGCAGGGAGGTCGCCCAGGTGTCCATCCGGAGACCAGGGGCCAAGATGTTTGCCGGTGTTTTTCGGGTCAAAGTGACCGCCAGCCGATAATGCTGCGACCGGTTTTCCGTCTTTCAGTGCCGGGGCGCAATTTCCTTTTTCGTGCACATGAAAACCATGAATGCCTTCAGACAGAGAGTGAAGGGCTGGTGTGAACAGCAGACCGTAGGGGGTCTCCTGAATGGTTATTTTTCCAATGCTGACTTCTTTTCCGTCAGCACTGACAAGGTTCATTGGGACTTCCTGTTCTGCTGCGTATCCGCATGATGCTGCTGTCAGCATGGCAATGGCAGCAATGATTTTACATTTCATAAAACCCTCATTAATTCCGTTAACAGACTGAGCTTGCTGGTTACAGGGTAACAAACAGCGTTCTGATGATATCGCGCAATAGCTGTGCAATATCCTATCACTGCGATTAATAATACCAATTGAGAGGAACATTATGGGCAAAGGTGGCGGCAGGGCGCACACGCCTCGAGAGGCGAAGGATAATCTCAAATCCACGCAGATGATGAGTGTGATTGATGCGATTGGTGAGGGACCGATAGAAGGCCCGGTGAAGGGGCTGCAGAGTATCCTGGTGAACAAAACCCCGCTGACGGACACGGACGGCAATCCTGTGATACACGGTGTGACCGCGGTCTGGCGCGCCGGGGAGCAGGAGCAGACACCACCGGAAGGCTTTGAGTCCTCCGGAGCTGAAACCGGACTGGGCGTGGAAGTGACGAAGGCAAAGCCGGTAACGCGCACCATTACATCCGCGAACATTGACCGCCTGCGGGTCACCTTCGGGGTGCAGTCACTGTTGGAGACCACCTCAAAGGGCGACCGTAATCCCTCTTCTGTCCGACTGCTGATTCAGTTGCAGCGTAACGGTAACTGGGTGACGGAAAAGGATGTCACCATTAACGGCAAGACCACCTCACAGTACCTGGCGTCGGTGATTCTGGAGAATCTGCCTGAGCGGCCCTTTAACATCCGGATGGTCCGGGAGACAGCGGACAGCACCTCGGACCAGCTGCAGAATAAGACGCTCTGGTCGTCATACACCGAAATCATCGATGTGAAACAGTGCTACCCGAACACGGCGATTGTGGGGCTGCAGGTGGATGCGGAGCAGTTTGGCGGTCAGCAGATGACGGTGAACTACCATATCCGAGGTCGCATCATCCAGGTGCCGTCAAACTATGACCCGGAAAAACGCACGTACAGCGGCATCTGGGACGGCAGCCTGAAACCGGCATACAGCAACAACCCGGCCTGGTGCCTGTGGGACATGCTGACTCACCCGCGCTACGGCATGGGAAAACGTCTGGTGGCGGCGGATGTTGACAAGTGGGCGCTGTATGCCATCGGGCAGTACTGCGACCAGACGGTCCCGGATGGTTTCGGGGGCACAGAGCCGCGGATGACCTTTAATGCGTACCTGTCACAACAGCGTAAGGCATGGGATGTGCTCAGTGATTTCTGCTCGGCGATGCGCTGTATGCCGGTATGGAAC